TCTGAAGAATTAATATCAAGTAAATTTGTATTTATCTCTACCTCATTTGAACCTCCGTTAATTATTACCCCACCATCAAAAGTTGCATTTTGATTATTAGCTAAAGTTAACGCAGCAATATCATTTGTTTTTAAAATTAAACTACCATTTACTACTTGATTGATTTCTGCATTTAGACTACCAGAAGCTTGTGCTATTTGAAACAACACATTATCACTACTATCTGTCATTTTCAGGACATTACTACTACCACTAGAATCACTATTGGAATCATTTAAGGTTAGTTGAGATGTAGCTGCAGATATTTTTTGTGTTCCTGCAACTGTTAATGATCCACTAGTTAAAGTTAATAAATCTGTATCACCAGTGTGACCAATAGTGGTACCATTTATAATAACATTATCAACTGTTAGTGTTGTGAGTGTACCTAATGAAGTGATATTACTTTGTGCTGCACCAGTTACTGTAGCTGCTGTCCCTGATACATTACCTGTAACATTACCAGTTAAAGGTCCAGCAAAAGCATCGGCTGTCACTGTTCCATCAAAGAAAGCATCTTTAAATTCTAAAGAAGACGTTCCTAAGTCTATGTCATTATCTGTTACAGGGACTAAAGCACCATCTACAAGATTTATTTGTTGTTGATTTGCAGCATAAAAATGTATTTCATTTTCAGTTTCAAAATCTATTTTTGTTTGATCATCTTCACCTATTTTTATATCTGCAGCCAATAATGAAGTTATTGTTGTTTGAGCAGCATTAATTGCTACATCTAGTGTATTGTCAGCATCTTGATAAGTTACAGTGACACCTGTTTCTGTATTGCTACTAAACATAGCTCCAGTTGTGTCAGATATAAATTCAGCTAAAGTTGTTCCATCTACTGTAATTGCATCGGCTTCAAGAGTACCATCAATATCAGCATCACCTGAAATATCTAAAGAACCAGCTGTAACATCATTAAAAATAACATTACCGACACTACCACTAAACACTTCACTTGAATTTGTTGCGTCTGGTATAAATGTAAAAGCACTAGCACTATCATCAAATCCAAAAAATCCTACTTTAGCAGAAGATCCTGTATGATATCTAAACTCTATACCTCTATCTTTATTATCATCACTACCCGGTGCAGTATCACCTCCAAGAGTCATGATTGGATCATCAACTGTAGTTACTGTGCTGTTTACGGTAGTGGTTGTACCATTAACAGTGAGGTCACCAGTCATTGTTACTCCACCAGCGAATGTTGCTAATTTATTTTTATCTAATCTTAATACTTCTGAAACAGTGGTACCACTTGTTGTTTTAAAAACTAAAGCAGATGCATTTTCACTGGCTGTAAATGTTTCATCAGCTACAGCTTCTATACTTGCACCAAGAGATATTGTTCCACTAGAGTCCTCTGCACCTAAAAATTCAATAATACCTAACTGATGAGTGTCTGCCATAACAGCACCGTCATTAGAAATTAATTGTAATTTTGCTCCGGCAGAAGTGCTACTTGTTGCTGTACTTGTAAAAAAAGCTCCACCCCAACCTTTCGCTGCTGTACCTATTCCACCTTCACCGTTAGCTCTGGGTACTATATTTTTAGTTGCCATATTTTTTTTTATTTTTAATTAGAAAGTTGTTTGTTAACTATTTTGGGAGTTACTTTTTCCTGTATTAATTTTTCTATATCTTGTTTCCATTCATTAAGTTTATCTGTACCAATCGTACTTTCAACCCAACTAAATACATTTGATTCTGTTACATCTGAAAATTCAATAAAACTAGAAAGATCTGAAGTGTCAAAAGGTACTCGGTGATAAGATGAAACAGTATTTTGATCTTCAGTATCATCAACTCCTTTTAAAAATATATCAACATATTTAATCACATCTGATTTACCACCTTTTGTTGATAATGAACCAACTGTATCTATTTTCCAACTATATGTTATTGCCATTTTTTTAATTTTAATTTATCAAGCTTTTGGTTGTATATCTCCATTAGCATCTATGTCGTAATATCCCTCTTCTCTTGGGGTTGATGCAGGCATTATGTCGCTATTAGCATCAAGATCCCAAATGTCATTAAAGTCATAACCTATGTTAAGTGCTTGAAGTTGCCCACTATTAATTTCCCACATGTAATCTTCTATTGCTACTGCAGCAGCAGGTGGAAATACAGCTAAACTTACTCCTAGCCCCGGCATTAATATCCTAAGTAAGCGATTACACCACCATCAGCATCAGCATCTATGGTAAAGCTATCCCATCGACCAAATATTGTAGCTCCTTTAGGAAATACTGTTAAATTACTGTCACTTGCTGCATTAATAATTTGTCCTCCAGATGCACCTGTACCATTAAATGTCGCAGTAGATCCTGCACCTTTTTCATTAGCAGCATCACCCACACAAATACCTCCAGTTCCATCTGTTGGAGATAACTCATCAAATGTAGTATCTGCTAAAAACTGTATTGCTATTATTTTACGATCACTTGGAGGAACTACCTGTGTGTTAGTATTCGTAAATACAGATCCATTTTGTCCAAAGTCATATCCTGTTCCGAAATGTATACTCATTTTATATTTTGTTTTTTTGTTTAAACTATGTCACCTAATAAATTGTTATCTATTGATTCAAAGTTTTTAGGTGGTTTATCTTTTTTTCTTTGATCAATTAATTCAGATTGTTGAGATGCTTGTATTTTAGTTCTCTCATCTTTACGATCTTCTTTTTGTTTTTCTCTAGAACTTAGCCCAATTGTTTCTAATTGTTTTAATTGTAAATCATACTGAAACTTTAATTGCATTAACTCTTTCTTAGCAAATGTTTCTTGCTCCATTTTTTGAGCTTCTAACTGAGCTTTTAACTGTTCAAGTTGAGAGTTTATTTGGACAAGAGATTGTTGCTTTTGAATTTCAGCTTGTGCAGCAACTTGTTGTGCTTGAGCATTTGCGTTTGCTTGAGCTTGTATGTTTTGTTGTTGAGCAAGTTGATCTCTTTGGAACTTTTTTCTTCTTTTAATTTTTAAAAGCTGGTTTGCAAGTTTTGTGTTTTTTATTTGTCTTAAATCTATTGCATCTTCTAAGTCTATACCTTGTTGTGCAATAGCTGCCTGTATATTATTTTCAAACCTTGCCTTCTCCTCCTCATCTGGTTCTAATTCTAAGAATATACCAAAGTCATGTAGATGCAAATTGTGTAACTCATCTAAAGTAGCAACATTATGTACACCTATACTTTGTATGAAGGCTTCCCTTGTTGGCGAATATTCTAGTATGTCTGATATTCTAAGGGAAAGACACTCAGCAGTTTCTGCTGTTAAAAATAATCCAGATTGCAATATATGTCTTGTGGCTGTATTAGAGTTTGCTGCTGCAAGTTTTTGAACACCCACTAAAGCATTCTTATCAGGTGTACTACCATCTCTTGCTTCATTTAATCCAGTAACATCCCTAATCATCTGCAAGTAATAATTATAATTACCTATTAGTGATTGCATTTTAGCTCCACCATTGCCACTTGCTATTTCTTGGATAGGTACCTTACCCGGATTCATATCTCCATCGGAAGTTAACGACCTACCAACTATACTACCAGTTTGAAAGAACATGTTCAACGCTTCTTGTGGATTGTAATTAGTTCCGTTACCAAGATCAACTTCTGCTATGCCATCAGCATCAAGATAAACACCATCAGGAACCATCCTTGACATCACTTGCTGAAGTTTAAGATGAGTTAATTGTATCATGTCAGCAAACCCTGTAATCCTGCTAACCAAAGATTCTATTCTGCCTTTATATATTCTTGGTGCTACAATAGCATAATTCATTTTAACTTTACTATTGTCACTTTTGGGTCGCATCATGTTTGTTGCCATCTCCCATTTTAATAGCATCTTAGTACCAAGTATTAAAACTCCTTCATATAATACTTCAATAGATCTGGAAACTTTTTCAAAGTTAGCATCTAAAATTTCTGTTGGTGGATTAAAAGTGTCATCTTTAATTAATACTTTAGTTCCTCCTGTAGCTGTTTCTTTTATTTTGTAGACTTCATTCATGTATGTTTTGTAGTTAAAATACAAAACATCTATTTGATTATTATCACTTTGATCGTAAGAAGATTTATTGTTATATGCAGAAGTGTTATTTGGCTGTTTACTTATTTCTTCTAACTGTTCTTGAGATAAGTTTGGAAACTCTTTTTTTAATTCATTTATTGGTATTGTTTTTATTTCTCCTACATAATAAATATCTTCAAAGTTTGGTGACTCTGTATAAGAATAAACTAAATTAGCAGGGTCAACATATTCAACCTTGATACCTTCAGATTCTGTAAAAGTATTTTTAACACATCCAATACCCAGTACAGTAAGGTCATAGTAAAATCTTTTCTTTGTAAGTTCATACTTGTTTGATTCAAACAGTACATTTAATGCTTGCTCTTCTGCTATTTCTATAGCTTGCTTGTATGTAAGTTGCATGTGCAACTCAAGCTCTTCTTCTGAGTCAGGTAATTTTTCTTCTGGAGTATTTGCAATATCAACACCAAATGCTTCTTTTGTAAAAGCATTTAATTCTTTAGTTCTCATGTCAGCTAGTAAGCCTTCCATATACTCGGTTCTTTTACTAATACCGTATGGATCTTGAGAGTATGCTTTTATATCATAAGTTCTTTCAGCAATGCCATTAACAACTATATCTACAAACTTTGGGATAATTGGTACTGGTTTCCAGTCTAAATTTAAATAAGATAAATCACCATTTATGGACAGTTCATCTTTATATTTTTGTATAGATTGCTCTCCTCTAGCATATAATCTTAATCTATGAAAATTGTCAAAGTTTGTTCTATATCTATCGCTACCATAGTCAGTGTAGTAAAACCATTCACTTTGTATAGCTTCAGCAACTTTTAGTCCATACTCTTGACTCATCTTTTCAAGATCACCAACTACTTGACTAGGGAAATAACTTTTAATACCTGATTGAGCCATATTATTGTTTTATTAATTTAGATGACATGCCTTTATTTTCGTATCTAGCGAAGCCAATATCAAATTTTACTTTTTCTCTTTTTACAACTGGTGTATATAAATTTCTATTACAAGCCATAACTGCTAACCCACTACTTATAGATGCATCAAATTTAGTTCTATTATTTATATCAAACTTAGACCAATCATTTAGTGTTTTATTAAAAAACATATTTCCATAACTACCATCTGGTGTTGCACCAACATGATTTTGTATATACATTTCAATCGCTGCAGCATGTGCTTGCTTCATATCTTCACTAGAGTTTGGTATGCC